CTGAGAAGACCAAGGTGGCTGACTTAGTCAAGGCATACAAGAACAACATCACTTACACAAAGCTCAGTGTTAAGGCACAGCGTGACTACATCTACTACCTACAGGGATGGCAGAACAGCAGGGCTAATGGTGTTACTCTGTATCAATGTAAGCTAGGTGACTTAGTCACACCGCATTGTCAGAAGATATATGAACAGCATGCTGAACATAGTGTTAGCTTAGCTAACCACACCTTGGCAGTGTATCGCTTGCTATTTAACTTCGCTATTCGTCATGGCTACATCAAGCACAACCCATTCAGCAAGGTGCTACGAAGGGCAGACAAGCCTCGCAGAACTGTGTGGAGCAGGGAAGATGTTAGGGCATTCATGAACACTGCCTATTCCACATTCAAGTGGCGTAATGTAGGACTCATTGTGCAGATGGGCTATGAATATGGACAGCGTATGGGTGACATGCGTAAGCTTAGATGGGATCAGGTTGACCTAGAGAAGGGTGTGTTGCACTTGGAACAAAGCAAGCGTAGGTCTAGAGTTACTATCCCCACAAGTCAGGGACTACTAACTATGCTGAGACAACAGCATGCTGAGTTTGGTTGGCAGCAATACATTGCACCATCCAATGTTCCTGATAGGAAGGGTGGCTTGCTACCTTATAGTTTGTTTAACTTGTCTAGAGTGGCTAAACAAATCTTAGCTGATGCTTCTTTGCCCAGTGACCTAGTGTTACAGGACTTGCGAAGGACAGCTATCACAGAGATGATTGAGGTGGGTGTACCCATCACCAACATCATGTCAGTGTCAGGCCATGCTACCCCGCAAAGCCTAACACCTTACATCAAGAACACTTTGCGTAGTGCAACAGTGACACAGGAAATGCGAGGACTAGTATGAAGGTGTACATAGGGGGATACCCCAATTGGCTTGGACCATATCAACTGGCTGAGCTAACAATAAAGCTAGGGGTTAGTAAGGATAAGGCACACCAGTGGGGTGAGTGGCTCAGTGAAACATGGGTGGGTGATGTGTTGCAGTGGATGCATACTAAGAAGAAGCGCACTGTCATTGTGAAGCTTGATAGGTATGACACATGGGCTATGGATCACACGCTGTCTCTCATCATCTTGCCAATGCTTAAGCAGCTTAAGGCAACACAGCATGGCAGTCCTAATGTGGATGATGCAGATGTGCCGAAGGCATTGCAAAGCAACTCATGCCTACCCAAGGAAAACAGTTGGGACATTGATGACAATCACTTCAAGCGTTGGGACTGGGTGCTAGATGAAATGATATGGGCATTCGGTGAAATGGTGGATGAAAATTCAACTGATAAGTTTTATGATCATTCTGCTGTGGATAAGAAGGCAGGACTAGAAGAACAGATAGGTAAGATTAAGATTGACTATGCAGGTATAGAGGTGCATGAAGCTAGGATGAAGAAAGCTTTCATGTTGTTTGGTAAATATTACAGAGGACTGTGGGACTGATATGACTGAATTAAACAGAGAAGAAATTGAAGCTGTGGTTGCAGAAGAACTTGAGTTTTTACTGCGGTGGGAAAGCAATCTACCTGAGCCATCTCAGGACATGGAACTTATTAAAGCAACTATGAGAGTGCTTCAAGAGTTTAAAGTATTTAAGAAGGATGACAAATGAGTGCATGGCTTATCGCAGTTGTTGGTGTTGTCTATACAGTGGTGGCAGTGGATCTGCTGCTCAAGGGTAATACTGGGTTGGGTATAGCCTTTGTTGGTTATGCACTGGGTAATGTTGGTTTGTATATGGAGGCTGCGAAATGACTAAAGACGAGGCATTGCGGGAACAAGCTATGACTGAAGTGCAAAGACTTGGTCAAGAGATAGAAGCAACACAGCGCACATGGGTAGGGCTGACGGATAGTGAAAAGAATAAGATGGCTTTTATAGCTGGAAGTGATAAGCATTGGCTTATCAGTTTAGTTGAAAACAAACTTAAGGAAAAAAATGAAACTGCATGAACTAGAAGACCTCATCCTAGCAGGTTGGATGACAAGAGAAGACATTGACTCTGTGTTGTGGGTGTTGTTAGACAGAGAGAAGAAGCCTGATGAAGATGAGATATCCAATTTATTAATTGGACTCCATGCTATGCACGATGCTAGAATGTGCAAGCTATTTGAGGGGTACGCTGAAGTACTCAAGACCAACAAAGTTATCTACAAAGGCTATGGCATTCCTAAAAACCCACCTACCTTGTGAGACATGTGGCAGTAGTGATGGCTTGTCCATCAACGATGACATGTCCACCAAATGTTTTGTATGTAATACATACATTCCCTCAATGAACAAAGAAAGACTTGAAGTGATTGATGTTGATACAGAAACGAAAGACACAAGCTCTTTCTTTAAAGACTACAACGAAGGTGTTAGTGTGTCTGTTTCAGACAGACGCATCAACAAAGCCACAATGGAACGCTATGGTGTTGTTCGCAGTGGTGGCTATTACTACTTCCCCTATTACGACAGCAACACCCAACTGGTGGCAGCTAAGCGTAGAGAGGTGAAGGATAAGAAGTTCACGACAGTGGGTGGGTGGAGCAAGGGTACTCTGTTCGGACAGAACCTGTACCCATCCAATGGCAAGTATCTCACCATCACTGAGGGTGAGTTTGATGCACTGGCTGCATACCAATTGACAGGTAGTAAATATCCTGTAGTGTCTATACGCACAGGTGCAGGTAGTGCATTGAAGGACGCTAAAGCAAACTACGAATACATCAACAGCTTTGAAACTGTAGTGCTTTGCTTTGATGGTGATGAGGCGGGACAGAAGGCAGCAAAGGAAGTTGCTGAATTGTTTGGTAGTAAGTGCAAGATATTTAAACCTGATCCCTCATACAAGGATGCATGTGAGTGGCTTGCTGAAAGCAAAGAAGCTGCATTCGTAGCCCGTTGGTGGGCAGCAGAGCCATTCATACCTGACGGTATTGTTAGTGGCACTGGGCTGTGGGAGCTAGTGTCTAAACCAATGGAAGCAGCAGACTGTTTCTATCCTTGGAAGGGGCTGAATGATATTACCTATGGCATCAGAGCAGGTGAACTGGTCACATTCACAGCAGGTAGTGGACTAGGTAAGAGTCAAACCCTAAGGGAAATTGTTTGGCACTTGTTACAGAACTGTGATGACAGCATTGGCTTGATGTTCTTGGAAGAGAGTGTGAGAAAGACTAGCCTATCCATGATGAGTCTAGCTGCTGATCTACCTATGCACCTACCTACAACTATGGTGTCTGACACCATACGCAAGGACGCATTTGAAAAGACACTAGGCACTGGACGCTTGTACTTCTTTGATCACTTTGGATCGACAGCCATTGAGAACATTGTCAATCGTGTGAAGTATATGGCTAAGGGATTGGGATGTAAGTATGTGTTCTTGGATCACTTGTCCATCATCGTATCCAGTCAGGACAATGGTGATGAGCGTAAGGCCATTGATGAAATCATGACCAAGCTTCGCATGCTTGTGCAGGAAACTAACATTGCTCTCATCATTGTTAGCCACCTCAAGCGTCCATCAGACAAGGGGCATGAAGAAGGTGCAACCACTAGCTTAGCTCAGCTAAGGGGCAGTGCAGCCATTGCACAGCTTAGTGACATGGTGGTATCGCTTGAGAGGAATGGTCAGGCTGATGATCCCATTGAACGTAACACCACCAAGGTGAGAGTGTTGAAGAACAGATACAGTGGTCAGACTGGTCCTGCTTGCAGCTTGCTTTACAACAAAGACACTGGCAGAATGTTTGAGATTGATGATGCTATGGAAGGGATGATGCTATGAAACAGTGGGATGGTCTTGATGATTCCATCATTGGACAAGCTTCTGTATGGAATGGTAATGAGAGAGTGGAGGTCTTGGTCTACGATGCCGATCTAATGATCAAAGTATTTGTGGACAGAGATGGTATGTCTGAAGAGGAAGCCAATGAATATATTCTCTTCAACATTGAGGGTGCATACATAGGAAAGGACACACCTGTATTGGTGTGGCAAAGGTATGAGTGATGGAGGAAAGGGACATACTCAGCGTCCCAAGTCAATAGCTGATGAAGAGTGGGCTACTAGATGGAATGCCATCTTTGGTAAAGACTCATTAGAAGATTACAAACAGTCGGTAGATGTTAACAATCTCCGACAAAATGATAAGGACAAGGACGATGATCTTCTTAGACATAGAGACAAACCTGAAACATGACACCATATGGTTGTGTGTTACTAAGCACAGCACCACTGGTGAGGTGAGGCACTGGCGGGAAGCCGACAGCTTGCAGCAATACTTAGAGGGTGAGCAAGTGGTGGGCCACAACATCATTGGCTTTGACGCACCTGTCCTTAAGAAGGTGTGGGGTGTTGGCATTCCTGACAACACTCTGATGGATACACTGGTGATGTCACGCCTGTACAAACCTGACATTGAGGTGGTGCTTCCTAAGGAAGGCAAAGCCCCCACTCCTCACAGTCTTGAGGCATGGGGCTACCGCTTAGGTAGTCACAAGATAGGCTTCACTGACTTCGATGGGGGGTGGACACAAGAGATGGCTACTTATTGTGAACAAGATGTTCAACTTTTAGAAAAACTGTATGGTTTTCTGACAAATACCATGACGAGAGAAGGGTTTTCCCTACAAAGCATACAGCTTGAGCATGCGGTGGCACTGATCTGCCGTGGCATGGAAGACAATGGCTTCATGCTTGATATGCCTAAGGCTATGGCGTTGCATGCCACCCTCAGTGGACGCATGTCTGACATTGAAGAGAGCATGCAGCAGGTGTTCCCTCCCATCGTAGAGCAACGCTTCTCTGAGAAGACAGGCAAGCAGCTTAAGGATAAGATTACTATCTTTAATTCTGGTAGTAGGCAGCAGATTGCTGAGCGATTGGCAGGGCTTGGTGTTGTCTTCACAAAGAAGACAGACAAAGGCAATGTCATTGTTGACGAAGCTGTGCTTGAGAAGATTGACTTACCAGAAGCTAAGCTTGTAGCTGAATACTTAATGATTCAAAAGCGTGTAGCTCAGATCAGTAGTTGGCTTGAGCTAGTGGCTGATGATGGCAGGGTGCATGGCAGAGTGACAACTAATGGCGCAGTTACAGGAAGAGCGACACACAGCAGTCCTAACATGGCGCAGATCCCTGCTGTTGGTAATCCCTATGGAGCAGAATGCCGAGAGGTATGGACAGTGCCTAAGGGGTATAAGCAGGTGGGTGTTGACCTGTCAGGCATTGAGCTTCGTTGCTTAGGCCACTACCTGAATGACAAAGAGTGGATGGATGAGTTGCTTAAGGGCGACATCCACTGGTTCAATGCACAGAGCTTTGGCTTGGTGGATAAGGGTACTATCAAGGACGATAACAATCCTGAGCATAAGAAGGCTAGGAATGTTACCAAGACTCTGACATATGGTGTACTGTATGGGGCAGGGGCAGCTAAAGCTGGGTCGATTGTTGGTGGTAACAGCAGCAAGGGCAAGAAACTTATTGATAGTTTTATCAATAACACACCCGGCCTTTCTGCCTTGAAAAAGAAGATATCTAGGCTGATGGCTAAGGGTCATCTCCCTGCACTGGATGGACGCAGGGTGTGGGTTAGATCTGAGCATGCAGCATTAAACACTTTGTTGCAAAGTGCAGGTGCTATCATAGCTAAGCAATGGCTTATTGAATCAACAAAGCTGTTGCAAGACAAGGGAATAGATGCTAAACTGTTAGCGTTTGTTCATGACGAAACACAATGGGAAGTGCGAGAAGATCAGGCAGAGGAAGCAGCTAGGCTCATAGAGCAAGCAGCAACCAAGGCAGGTGAAGCTTTAGGTTTCCGTTGTCCAGTAGATGCCGAAGGTAAGGTCGGTAAGAACTGGCGTGAGTGCCACTAACGATAGAGGTGGGTTTTTATATTGGAGAATATTATGAGTGAAGAAAAGAAAGCGATTAAGTTGAAGGCTGATTTGTTCTGGTGTCAGCACAACAAAGTGAATGACATGTCTGGTAAGTTCCAGTTGAACTTATGCAACCTGTCTGATGCTGCTGTTGAAGCATTGGAAGAGATGGGCATCAGTGTTCAGACTGGTGAAGAGAAGAAGGCTGACATGGGCAGGTACATCACTTGCAAATCAGAGAAGCCTATCCGTGTCTTTGATACAGACAATGATGAAATCACTGAAGCCATTGGTAATGGTAGCAAGGGTAAAGCCTTGGTGTCTTCATACTCTTGGACATACAAGAACAAGAAAGGTGTTAGTCCTTCCTTGAAGAAGCTGGTTGTCACTGACTTGGTTGAGTATGCTGCAGCAAGCGGCATCAGTGCAGATGATGAGGATGTATTATGAACTTTAATATTCAATTAAATTTAGACCAAGTTAATTTGGTGTTGGCTGCTTTATCTAAGCTTCCTTTTGAAACTGTTACAGATACTATTGCTGTTATTAAACAGCAGGGTACAGAGCAATTGAAAGCTTTTGAGGCAGCTAAAGCTACTGAAGAACAAGTAGTGCAGTAATGAAAGCACTATTCGATAGCGACATATTCGCTTATCGGGCAGCATCCGCATGTGAGGACGAAGACGAAGCAACGGCACAGCGAACATTGGATCGTTTAATTGTTGATGTCCTCATGTGCGGTGTTGATAACATCTATCCTGATTGCTTCGTGGATAGTTGGAGCATGCACCTAACAGGGAAGAACAACTTCCGATATGAGATAGCTACCACGGTTCCCTATAAAGGTAACAGGGTGGACAAACCTAAGCCAAAGCATCTAGCTTTCCTTAGAAGCTATCTTGTTAAGGAATGGGGTGCTTCTATATCTGAAGGTGAAGAAGCTGATGACACCATTGCCATTGAAGCTACAAAGCTTGGTGACAATTGTGTCATTGTGTCTTTAGACAAAGACTTAGATCAGATTGTTGGTTGGCATTACAACTTTGTTAAACATCTAGGCTACTACATCAAACCAGAGGAAGCTCTGGTCAAGCTGTATACGCAGATGCTAACAGGTGATGCTGCTGATAACATCAAAGGATTGTTCCGTGTTGGTCCAGTGAAAGCAGCCAAGATAATTGGGGACACAACAAATGAACTTGAGCTATACAACAAAGTGTTGGAAGCTTACGAGGGTGATGCTGAGCGTGTGTTAGAGAATGCTCAGCTTCTTTTTCTACGAAGATATGAAGGACAGGTATGGACTCCTCCACAAGCTTA